AGGAATTACTTCATTTATTACCGGACAAGGCGACTTAATGTCCTCATCAGTTTTTGATACTTCATCCGGCACATATCTCGATGAAGTTTCGGGAGCTGGTGAAATATCACTAAGCGATTTAATTTCTTCACCCTCTTTGGCTACTTCTCAAATGGCTATGAACCTACAAACCAATATCATACCGATGGCTGTCGGAGCTGCAACAACGGCAATAACTTTCAATGTGGGAAAGCGTCTTTTGAGAAGGCCTATTAATAATATAAATGCTAATCTGATGCGACCTTTGCTTGGTAGCGGGATAAAACTTTGAGGTGATCTAGTATGGCGAATGTTGATTCAAGCGGAGTATTAGTAATGAGAGGCGGAGGCGTTGTGCCTTTAGCAAATACAGCCTTAACAGAGGCCACCGAAGATGAGATTCAGACCGATGCTAACTTTGTTGGTGCGGCTCAACCTGCTGGGACGTTTGCAACACAATCCCTCCCAAATCCAACCGTTATGATGGCTGGAATAGATGCGGAAAATGATGTTTGTTATGCTTACATTAGAAGTGCTGGAAAAATCAAAGCGGCTTTGCCTGTTTCCGGTTTATCATCCGGAGCTGGTATGCCGGCACCTTTACCGTATGCAAAGAGATTAGTCTCAGGCGACTCGGTTATTGTAATGGCTAACGCAACATCAGATCGTGAAGTTGGTTTGTCGGTTGCTTGCACTAACGGAGATTATCACGTGTTTAGTAAAACACCGGCAGGAGCTGGTGAACATGAGTTAGTATCGGTCTTAACGGGTCAATCAATTGGTGAAACCCTACAAGGTCGTGTAGTTTCCCACGCTTTCAGCATGGGCGGAAATAATGCGACTAACTTTAGCTCGCCAATTTACTTTTTGAATGGTTCGGGCACTCCTATCGGGACAGTAGTCCCAAATGACCCAGCAGTTGATACCGGAAAATATTCTGTCTGTCGTGTTGCTATTGCACTTAACACTAGGGTAGTATTTAGAACGGATGCTTAGGTGGTTTCATGGCTATTAGTAAGAGAGCGAAAGCCCGATTTATGGTTATGACTCGTTCTGAAGCTCAAGCAGTTAAGAAGGCTACTAAATTATTATATGAGTCTGAATTAATGGGCGTTAAAAGAATGAAGGAAATAATGCGACAAGCCGATAAGAGGTGTTAGCGTGGCCTCAATTGGTAAAATCAATTATTATTCAACTTTAGCACCTGCAACTGATTCGGGATTTGCATACCCTATTGTTCAAGCACCAGCAGATAAAGCAATTAAATTAACTTCGTTATCTTTTTATAATAATTCTAACACAACAAATTGCTCAATATTCTTTTCAATATTACCTGCTAAAACTTCATCGCTTGCCGATGGTTCATATGAGATCGCTCAAAGTGTTGCTTTTCCTTGCGGATTCTTAGGCTCACCGACAATCGGGACAAGTATTTTAGTCGCTACTACTGTAATTGGTAATATTAGAATAACAGCACATGAAAGTTTCTTAATTCCTGCTGGGGCATTACTAGTTGCTTATCCAGACCCTAGTGCAAACTTAAACGGCACTCTTCAATATAGTGCGATAGGTTATGAATGCGAAGTAGGGTATTAGGTTGATCTTATGCCTAGAAAACCAACCGAAAAAGTTGTTGAACATAGAATAACACTCGGCACTTATGAACGTCAAGTTGTAAGCGATTTAACAACCTCTTATTCATTTAATAAAGTAGCAAGTCCGATTATATCTTTAATTTCTGATGTTTCGGCTATGACTTTGATTGCTGCTGCTTTTGGTCTTTATCTTGATAGAATATTAGACCCAGATTGGAGGGAAATTACTCAAGATATGACAAACGGTCAATTAAGCGATTGGTTAGAAACTCAAAACCTAGTCGGTGGCGGAATTGGTTTAATTTTAGGCGGCTTGTTTGGTGGCGGAATTGGGGCTGTTGCTGGAGCTGGTCTTGGTGTTGCTGCTGTTGAAGGTGGGGAAGCCGGTCTTGACGCTGTTGGAGGATTAATTCAAGAAAATACAAGCCCATCAACAACGGCTTTTATTGCTTTGTCAATTTATAGATTTGGTGAAGGCTTGAAATCATTAAATCCCAATAATAATAATTAGGTGGTTTAATGAAATATAATTTTGAATCAAACGTAAAGGCTGCAATAGGTTTTGTTAATTTGTTATTGTTAGCTCCTTCAGCTCGTGGAGTTGCAGCAAATAATACTCAACCAATTCAAGAGGCTCAAGATGTTGATCCGGTTATTATTCCTGTTGATGTGCCGGAAGGCGGATTTGGAATATTCCCTTTGCCACCAACAAATCCGGACTCCGGTCAAGGAATTGGGTTCTTTCCTCCGCCTTCTGGGTCTAATCCTCCGGCTGGTTCACCTCTTGACGGTTCGGAAATACCTCAAGATGTTTTAGACGCTTTAGCGGGTCGTTAAATCAGATAAAAGACCAAATATATTTCAACGCTCTTCGTAAATATTTTCTTTCCCTCATAGGTGGGGCTAAAGGCTCATTTTCTTGAATCTTTGTCTCAATAATCTCTATTACTCCGCCATAATGATTTTTTGTGCGATCTTGAAGTGTTTCTTTGTTAATATGTCCGGTATTGTAAAGCCTAACATCTTCATTCATTGGTTTACCGTAAGGATAACATAAGCCGCATCTTATTTTCGAGCTGGGATTACATATACCTTTTTGTAAAAATATTTCGGGAGTAATATGTCGGTATTCAACTTTTGAATTTTCTTCAAGTAGTTTATTTCTAACCCATGCAGAAAAGTTTGATTTTTTGGCCGCTATTTCATCGGCTTGCGGAGATAATGAAACGGTTCTTATTATTCTTGACATCTAAGCCACCTCGCTCAATTTATGCCCAGCTCCTTCGGGACATGACATCGCTTGAATAATTCTAACATCTTCAAAAGTATTGACTAAAAATACTAACCCACATTTTGAACATCTAAGATTCATTGAATAGCCTCCCAACAATTCCCACAAATAAAACCGATCTCTCTATTATTTCTTAATAATGAAATAGGCATTCGCTTTGAACAACTACAAATAGGTTTCAGCATTATTGACACAACTCCTTCTTTAATTGTATGCAAGACATACATTCACCATCAAATATGGTCGCATAACGCATTAGCATTACTTCTTTTTCGCCTTCAAGCCATAACGCACCGTTGCATTCTGGGCAACGCATAACCATGAAGCCTTTTCGAGTCATTTCAGCCGTAAAGTCATCAAGTAATTGATTTGCTTCTTCATCATTTAATGGCGGAGCTGGAAAATCCTTTACCATTAATAAAACCCCCTTGACTTACTATCTGGTGCTATGACTGTTATATTTGCCCTATCTAATGGCTGTCTGGGACTAAACTTAATCAACATTGAAGGGAATGGTGCGTTTGAGTTTTTAACGCTTGAATGATGCCTAAAATTAATTCGACCTTTGATTAAATAAACCGTGTGGGCTTCTTTCATTACAATATCGTGAAACCATTTGACATCGGTTCTTGCTGGTATCAAAACCCATATTGCTTTGCAATTTTTTCTTTGTTCGGCTGCTTTTTCTAACCAGCTCGTTATTTTTCGACCATATGGAGGATTACACCAAACATGGCCGAACCATTCTTGTTTCAATCCGTCAATTTTTTCATCAAAATACTCTAAACCTTTTGAATTGATGGCTTCGGCTGCTACGTCAAGATCGAAAACTAGTTTTCCATTGACTGTTATATTAGCGGCTTGGGGCATTAATTCCGTTTGAACGTATTTTATAAATTGATAAGGGGTTCTGAAATCTTCAGCTCGTTCACCTTTGAAAGATTCAAGAGTTTGCGACATGGAAATCCTCCTTTTCTTTATTTATATAATATCTTAAATTATTTTGAAGTATTTTAATTTCATAATTTAACATTTGAATCTTTTCTTCGAGATATTCAATTTCTTTTTGTGCAAGAGGGAGGTCATGTTCGGCTTGACTCATGTATTACACGAGAGGCTTTGGGTATAAAAGGTTATTTATTACAAACATGCGTATTAAAATCATTAATTAATACATTTATTCAATATATATTATATTATTATATTATATTATTATATTATTGTTGTATAAAAGTTTAAGGTAGTAATGCGGCTCGGTTGGGGTATGGTTGCGGAATATATAATCGTTGTTTGTGCGTTTATTGAAGGTTTTGTTATTCTTTGGGGGTTGTCCCAAATAAATCGAGAGATCAGAGAAAATGTTGAGGATTTAGAGGCTTCTATTGACTCAAAACTTGCTCAAGCAATAGCCGCAACGGGTTTAACCGAGCCTGTTAATCCCATTCAAGCCGCTATCGCTCAAATGCTAACACAACGGGTTCAACAAGCTCCTAACGTGAAGCAAATTGTTGAAAATAGAGGGGAAAATGGTCTTTTTGTTAAAAAGGATTAATAACGGTAGTATATCAGCGTGAGTCATATGGCTCGTAAAAAAGCAACTCGAAGAAGGCCACGATCCTTCAAACTATTAAACGCCCTAGAATCTTTAACCTATGCTGAAATCCTTACAAGAGGAATAACAGGCGGAGGAATTACTTCATTTATTACCGGACAAGGCGACTTAATGTCCTCATCAGTTTTTGATACTTCATCCGGCACATATCTCGATGAAGTTTCGGGAGCTGGTGAAATATCACTAAGCGATTTAAT